GTATGTCTGTGGATAACTTTTGGGAAAAAATGAACATATCAATGACCTTTTGGCTTAAATCGATGACTTGGCCGGTTTTGATCCATACATATCCGGCAAAAGAAGCTGACATTTCGATTGGTTAGCACCGCACATCCGGAATCGTAATCGCTCTCATTGCCGCAAGCATCGCATACCCACACGGGAGTCTCTTGATGCATTCCAACCCATCCCATGAGCTTGACTACTTTTGAGCCGTGATCAATACATGCAAGAGACCACTACCCGCATTGGTTACGCCAAATAATACTTCTCCCGCACTCAAGACAAGACTTACTTTGTCACCGTTATCCATGAGATATCCGTTACTTGTGGTCACGCCTTCATTGCCTAGAAAGACATTGTGCTTGGCATGAAGTGTCACATATTGAGTCACATCATCAACGCTCACAATGCTTTGGCTTGTGGTCGTGATCGTAACTTGCTTACTTGTGGCCATGATCATCCTTTTCTTGTGGCATCACGCTCATGTGTGGCACCTTGGCAAATCTCTTGAAATCTTCATGGTGCACATCTTTGAGCCAATATCTTCTTTCATGCGGTAACAATACGCCGGTGTGCGCAAATATCCGATATCCAAAACTCTTGGCGCGTAAGCTAAAAAGTATATCTTCACCAATCCATTCACCGTTCAACGGCATATCCTGAAAGAATCCCCACATCTTTCCTTGATGCTCATTGGCATCTTGCCTGAATCTTTCAAGGACTTTGCGGTGTACCAATAGGCAACCCGTACCAGCCGCATCAATCTCAATCAATCGATCTTTCTCATACTCATGCACCGGGAACAATCCACCCGTGTCATTTGTCTTAAAGATACAAGGCACCGGCTCGGGATATATCTCACCCGTCTCCCATGCACCAAATACCACACCGCTTACGATTGGTCGCAATTTAGCATCCGCGCTTTGTAAGAGCTTGGCAAAGTTGTCTTTGCTCAACATCTCATCGGTGTCAATCATCAAAAGCCAATCGTCTTTTGTTGCATCTAAGAAAGTCGCGGCTACTTGATTTCGTAATCGTGAAATCACTCCGGAGCCTTGCAATGAAATGAATTGACCCAATTGTTTTTGTGATCTAGCTATATCCAAGATCGATGTCATGAAATTGGTTGAGACTACTCCCGGGCTACAAATGCCAATTGTGACTTTGTCTTTTTCGTTCATTTAATACCAGCCCTTCCGGTGGCTATGTGCTAGGCCGGAGCATATTCCACTCGCATCCGATTCCGATGCATATCGGTGACGAAGGTAATTCAACCCCCAATCAATTTGCTTTTCCGGCGAGCGCAAGAATGCTTTGCGTTGCGCATTTGTGTGATTTGGCATGTGCCTTTGCGGTATTCCATAGTCCTTAGTCCTTGAGATGGCTTTGTGATTCCATCGTGATTCTCTATTCCAGAGCTCGACCAGACATTGAAAGTCTTTTTCATTGGTCTTTGATCTTGCGTAATCTTTCGGTTCTATTGGTAAGCATAAAATTGCTATCATCAAAAGCATTGGTATTTTTAGGATTTTCACGATATCTCTCAATCGTTTAGGGAGTATTAAAATGATCCGAATTTTGATTTCAAGCAATGCCCCCTACCCCCATAAAAAAATTTTTATGTTGGTAAGAATGCAAGACTCGGATCTTTTGACCGTCATCCGTCATTCGAAGTTTCTGCCCCACGCTTTCGCGTGTCATAAAGGTAAGGGATTGATTTAGGTTTTGGCAATACGACACGCAAGAGCCCGGCCACGCTGACGGATGACCGGGCTCAAGCTTGTCGGATGAAGGTCTCTAACTCCTCGAATCCGACCCTTCCGACCCTAGCACGGCTTGAACCGTACGAGGGACAAAAGCATCGGCAATCCATACGATCGCATCATTGCCTTCGGGAGTTTTCCGAGTGCGCCCGGAATTGACCACAAAGCCGTCTTTCATCAATGAGATCCGGGTAGGTCTTGCCGTGTTAGGTGATAAGCCGGTGAGATCAATGATTTCGTGATCGCACAAGCCCATCTCGCGATGTCTTTTAATGAGATCAAATATAGTCTTTCGACGGCTACCCGAAGTCATACGCGCCTTTTTAACGGCATCGCGTGAAGTCTGCGGGTGGGATGCTGATACATACGCATTTGGTGTCTCCAATCGCCTCTTATACCTGCACAATGGGCACGCTTGCTCACCTCTTGGCTCGCCGTGCTCACATGGAGTCATCTAAAGCTCCAAAAGCCGCATCCCCAGCATTCCACACGCATCCGATATATATCATCTTCATCGCGTGGAATATCTATATCAAAGACCAGCGGCTTGAAGCATTGTGGACATCGCTCCTCGCTACCTTGAATCTCATGCATCCCGGCGGTCATGATCGCTTCCATGGCTGACCATTCATGCCGATTGGGTTGCATTGCAATTCTTTGTCATTCAACGAGCAAAAATAACCTTCCCATTTTTTGCCGGTGGCCTTTGCGGTGCCGCTCTTGTAATTCATCAAGCCGTGCTTGCAAGAGGGATGAAAGAGCTCATCATCCGGATCCGAAATTGGCGCATCTTGCCAAGGATCGACATCGGTATTTTGTACGACCGTCAAGCGCATTGGCTCGGCGAGCGCAACCGGCTCGGATCCCCATAGGTCAAGAGCTACACCAAAGCGCATCGCCGCATTTTTAATGGCATCGGAGATCGCGCTTTTTATTGCATCCGAGCCTTTTTGATGAGGATCCGATGCGCCATACCCGATTCGAGTGGTCTCGCATACGGTTAGGCGAATCCAAATCCCACCGACGGCATCGATCATCGGAGTGCCATTGAGATTTAATCCCATCGGCTCCCATGACCAATTTGGATCGACTTGAATAAGACGATCGGTGACGATTGCATGGTTTAGATATGACATAGCACGACCGGCGATCGTTTTGCTTTCAATCAATTCTGGAGCAAATGATGCGCGAAGTGCTTGTGCTTGCTCCGGTGTCATGCTGATAACTTTTGCGGCATAAGATCCGAGACTCGCTGATATTTGTATCCGCTTGGATGTATTGATGGCGCGGCTACGACATAACCGTTGAATTTGATATCAATGCCATTGCGAAGCTTGCCCGGATAAGTAAAGCCGGCATGTGCTTGGTAGTAGTAATGAAAGCCGTTGCCGGTCTGCACTATCAAAGTCGGATCAAGACCATCAATGCTCCCACCATTGCGAAAGTCAATGTCGTACACGACAAGACCGCTCATTGCGCAAGCGATGCCGATATTCAAATCCGGTCTTTTGGCGAACCATGAGACGATTTGTTTTGGATCATCGGATGCGGAACGAAAGCCGCGCGGTGCCAATCTTGTGAATGGCGTTTTGTCTTTTGGCGTAAGCGGTAACACGAACCAACCAAGAGCTGAATATGCCAAAGCGTGCTCAAGCACTTCATTGCGGCTCATTTGTTCACCGAGCTTGCATGGCGAGCGGATGAGCGACCACGACGAAAGCCAATTGCATGACCTACGCGATACCCGGCCAAATGCCCGGCGCAATATCCAATCGCGATAAAGATCAATCCGATCAATACGACAATAGCATCATTCTTATCTTGTAGAAATTCGACGAAATTAAGCATTGGTCATCACCGTCGCTTTTTTAAGCAAAAAGATCAATTGGGCGCGTGTGTTATATCCGCGATCGGCAATCGCCAACAATTCTTTGATCATTTGATGAGTAAGTTTTGGCGAAAGTTTTAAGTCATCACAATAGTCATAAATTAACTCTTGGATTTTGTAGTCTAAAGCATTCATTTTTTTGCCCCTTTTGCCGAGTGTTAGAGGTCTCGACAAGGCCAATCATACTCATGTCAAGGTCTGAATTGCACGCCACGCGCCTTCAAATATCGGGATTTTTGGTTGGTACAAATTGGACATTTTGGTCGGATCTCCTACCCGGTAGGCCACACCTTTCGGCCGATTGTGCTCGACTTCGACTTCGGGCTTGTAGTCCATGATCCCGGAGACTATTTTTGCAAGCTGAAAGAAGCTGGTACCAATTCCGGTGCAAAGATTGATTGTGTCATTGACCCGCGCCGCCGCCATGACCAAAGAAGCTTCAACAATGTCATCGATGTGAATCCAATCGCGCACGGTATCGCCGGATCCCCAAATCTCAAATGGATCGACTCGATGCACCGCCCGGTGAATAAAACTTGGAAAAGGGTAATCAAGGTCTTGATCGGTGCCATATCCGGAGAATGGTCGAAGAGTTAGCACGGTCACACCTTCGCGGCGCAAGTAGTCCATCAACATTTCGCCGGTCAATTTTGCCCATCCGTAAGTCATATCGGGATTTTTGATATCGTCTAAATCGATATCACTTTCGCGAAGTGAGTGCCGTCGTTCCAAGGTCTGCAAATTTGTCGGATAAGCCGCACTTGATGAGAAGTAGATGATGTGCGTTTGATTTGTCCGAATCGCCCACGATGCCATTTCTGCATCAAGTGACAAATCAACGGCCAAAGATAGCGGTGAACCCTCGATCAATGCTCGCCCACCGACCACGGCGGCGAGATGAATCACAAGGTCAAATTGCGTTGAATCTTCTCGAAAGAAATCTCGAGCATCATCTCCGTTTTTGATATCGATGCATGTAAGTGCCACTTGTGAAAGTCTCGGCGAGCGCAAGAATGCTCGGCCTACAAATCCAGATGATCCGGTCACAAGTACCTTCACATCAATCTCCGCACAAGCTCACGATACGCATCGGAATTGATGTATTTGTCAAAGACAATTTTGTCGGCATCGTACACTTCGGGAGCATTTACATCGACATATCCTTGATCGACCTGGGCTTTTCCGGCAAGTGGATGCATGTGCTCAATGATGGTCTCGGGCAAATAGGTCAAGGCTCCAATATCTAAGCCAAGGGTTTTCCAAAAGTTGTCAAGATACAAATGCAAAAGATGATCCGGCACCATGCCATCAAGCTCTTGCACAATAGTGCCGTGCATCGCTACGGCCGTCGGTAAATTTTCGCCTTGCAAAAGGTCATTGCCATATACAAGTCCAACACCTTGATCGAGCACAATTGTGAAATCAATATCCCAATACAAGCTTCTTGGTCGATGGTCATCTCCTAAGAATCCAAAGTATTTGTATTTTTCAAGTGCAAAGATTTTTCGAGCGGCCAGATTTAGCGGTCGCGCCATGCCTTTTTGTGTGCGCTCATAGATCAAAAGGTGATCAAGATTAAGAGCTTTGTATTGGTCAAGTGTTGGATCATCTTCATCGCATACGACCCAAAGATCACAAGTGGCTTTTGTATTTTCAAATGATTCGATTAAGTCTTTGATATTTTGTGGCCTTCCGCGTGATGGAACTATCACGGCCAAAGATGTCATTGCTTAGGTTCCTCGCTTTTTGTTTTTGATTTAAGACCATTGCCGGCCAAGACCCCACCGAGAGATCCTGTCAAAAATATAGCAAGAGTCTTGAGCAAATCGATGAAGGCGGCATCGTTGGGCGATTGCTTCATTGGTTGTGTGACAAATACCAAGGCATAACATGCCGAAAATACCAAGATCAAAAAAGTGATTGCAAGGGTTGCGCCTATAATGAGAATCAACCGAGCATGAATGTCCTCGGGAGCAAGTCTTTTTTGCACTTTATGATTGACCCTATTGATCCACAAGGTCTCGAGTGCAGGTCGAATCGGCCTCGCATGCTCCACCTTTTTGACATGCGGCGGTTTCCCAATTTTGGAACTCTTGGCATGGATATCTGATTGATCCGTCATACCCACACCCCCCCAAAATTAAAGCCGCCGCAATCCCGAATGATACGGCGCGAATCATCTACCCAAAGAATCCTTTGGATTGAGGTAACGATAAATTGGTGGCACTACGCTGGCCAAAGCCGCGGATGCAATAGCTTTGAGATCCATCGATCCGGTCGCCATGTAATAAGCAAGCCCAGCCGAAATCGCCGCGCGTGCCCATGATCCGCTCATTTGCTTCAAAGTGTTGATTGTGTGCTTGCTCATGCTTGCTCCTTAAAATCCGGCCTTCCGAATCCCACGATGGAACCACCTTTGGAGTATTGCCTTTTCTTGCGCATTACTTCGCCGCCGTTGCGCTGAGATCCTGCTCCGGATGTGTTGCCTTCAATAGTCTCACACCATCCTTTGCCAAGATCCTTCACGACTATTCCGACATGCGAAATTCGATTTACATTATCATCCGGGAAATCAAAGTACGCGATCCATCCCGGCGATGGAGCCGATGTGCTCCATTTGTCAAGCTTCTTGAATGCATTTGATCCGCTTACCGTTGAGACGGTATTGGGAATTTTAACCTTCGATTTTTTCGCGCACCAATTGACGAAGGATCCGCACCATGGGAGTCCATTGGCTTTCATGGCTTCCCCGTACTTTGTTAGATTGTCAAAGGTCTCAACATATCCAATTTCGGCTTCGGCTATTTCAATCAATCTTTGCGCGGTGTTATCAAGAAAGATTGACATCGTGCTCCGTATTTGTGCAAGTCCATTGGTATATTGAGCGATCTAAGATCCGCTCATTGTGGCACTCTGGATCCGGAGCATAAAATGCATCGGCCGTCTCATCATAGATAAAACCAATCCCGGCATAATTGTATCGAATGCGCCCGTTGTAGCTTGTGCGCTTGACGGTGTACGGCGTGCCTTGCGCATAATAGATCTCCGGTTCTAAACCATCAATCAATTCGTTTTCATCTTTGCCAACAATTACATCGACAACAATGTTGTTCTCATCTAAATATGCGTAATGCGCCATCATGCCCAGCTTACTGTGTCAGATACACCGGCGGCTGTAACTGTTGAGACTTTGAATCCGCCGCTTGGAGCCGCTGTTGTTTGTGTAACTCCACCGCTAAAAGTTGCAGTGTAATTGTCTGGATATTTCAAAATAACAATACCTGAGCCACCTGCGCGACCAGTTACATTTGAACTACTAGAACGACCACCACCGCCGCCGCCGGTGTTTGCAGTTCCAGCACTTCCCCCACCACTATTTATTGTTTCACCTGCACCACCGCCGCCTGCACCGCCGGAACCGCCACTGCTACCACCGCCGCCTGCACCACCTGCATAAGTTACAGATGAACCAGATATTGATACAGCGACTCCGGCTCCACCAGAGCCGCCGGATGTACCTGTGACACCGTTTGCACCTACTGCACCAGCACCGCCACCACCACCTGATGAATTACTATTTCCTGACGAACCACCTGCAAAACCTTGGTTAGCAGTTCCGGCTCCACCGGCTTGTCCAGTTGTTTCATTATTTGACCCACCACCGCCGGAACCGCCACTGCTACCAATTCTCGTGCCTGTATTAGCAGCACCACCGCCGCCGCCATCGCTCGTAATTGTTGAAAAAATAGAAGTTGCCCCATTTGCGCCGTAAGCAGCACCAGCACCACCTGCGCCACCTGCGCCAACCTTTAATGAATAATTTGTAGATATGCTTAAAGTTAATTCAGTTTCTAAAGTACCCCCGCCGCCAGTTGCGGTAACTGTTGAGCGTAAGCCACCTGCGCCGCCGCCACCGCCACCAGAGTGTCCATTAGCACCACCGCCGCCACCGCCGCCCGCAACCACTAGATAATTTACTTTTAATGGAGCAACTGCTTTGTCTGAAATTGCACCTGCCGAAATTGCCCCAATCATTTAACCGATCCCGCCATATATGCGCCAAGTATTTGCAGAAATGCGCACGCATTGCGCGACCTTGTGCGTGGCCAAAGTGGGCGCGGCTGATACCGCTCCGGCTGAAGTGATTGTCACACCGGCACCCGCGCCGAAGGTCAGTAACCCGCTTCCGGTATTACAAAAGGTCACGGCACTACCGACAACCGCCGCCGTGAGTGTGCTATCGGGTGCGATTGTGACGGTCTTTGTGCCGGCATTACTTAATTGAATAAAGACTTGATAAAGATCATCATTGTCAATTGTGTATGTCGCACCGGATTCGGTTGTTACCGTAAAAGCCACAAGCTGATTCGCAAAATCTGCGGTGACGACTTGCCCCGTCACGGCCGGGAAATTTGTTGGCATTTGTTACCTTCTTTCGCTGATTGTAAGGATACATTTCTTTTGTTTAATATGCGAACACATTTGTGCCGAGCACTCCTTGAGTCGTGGAGCCAATCACCATGACATTTGCAACAAAGGATTGACCCACCAAAAATTCGGTGAACCATGATTGCGGTGTGATTGTGTGATTGGTGCCTTGAATGACAAGATTGCTTGTCACCGTGCCACCCGGCAAGGTTTGACTCACGGTGATAGGTGAATAAATATCAAGCTCAAGTGCGGCAACAATTCGAGCCGGATCTGCATCATCGAAAGCATCGATCAAAAGTGATTGCATCCGCAATTGATCCGAGATTTCTTTGCGAGATGCGACAATCATTTTGGCTTGATTTGATGCATCGGTATCGCTTTGCATAAGCAATCCGGATCGAATTTTTGAATGGCTGTAATACTTGTCAATTGAATCTTGGTTGAAATCAATTTGAGCCGTGCCGCCGCTTCGCGTAACCGATGCATAATTGACCAAGCCGGTATCGGATAAATCAAAAGAAACTTTTTCGTACGAAATTCCACCGCCGGAATCGCTGAAAATTGTTGGTGTGCCACCTTGAGCGGCGGCAATATCTGCTCGAGAAAAGAAATTTGCAAATCCAAATTCGTCAAATAAAAAAGATCCGAGCTCGGTCTGCTCGATCAATTGAATAGCGGCGAGCGCACTTCTTCCCGAAGTCTGCAGATCGGCTTGGCAAGTCGTGGTCGCGGTGGTCGAGATGTCTCGCATGCCACCCGGCCAATCGGCCGCATCAAGTAAAGCCGAGATTCGTTGCGCCGTGGTCTGCCCAGCGGTGCCGGTTGCAAAAGTGCCAAGTGTGGTCAAGTTAAGCAATTGAAATCCATCAACGGCAACGATATCTACAAATGCCGGGTCAAAGCCCGATGGCGATTGATAATTCCATGATTGAATATATCCGGAAAAGACCGAATATGTATTCCCGGCATAAGTGCCTTTGAAGCGAATCTTGCGAAGCGGCAAAATTTTGCCATATAGAACTCCCGAAGTATTTTCGGGATTAAATAGCCCGGTCTCATCGACCAAGCGCAATGTGGCAGAGCCCCCCACAAATGAGTCTTGGTTGCGATTGTAAGCCCGTCGGACTTGTGCCTTCAATACATATTCAGAGACATCAACGATTTGATTTGCGGCCAAGCCAAAGACTCCGGTGCCTAGTGGAGTCGAAGGGTCATCAAGCACAAGGCTAGGATCAAAGACCGCTCCATTTGAGAAATCAATTGTGACCGTTAAGACCGCGCCCATCATCGACCTAGATTCGCCAAAGTGACCGGATTGCCTTGACGATTAAGGTCACCAATCAAATTCGCAATGTAAAATCCAAGGTCTTGTCCTTGAGTTAAGACAGAGCCCTCAACGGTGACATATACATTTGGAGCACTAGAGCCGCCCGTGAAGCTTTCGGCGGTGTAGTCAAAAGCCGCAAGAGATTCGGTCGCGCCTAAATTACCGGCACCCATTCCAAAATTGAACTTGTCAAATTGCTCCGGTGTCATGCTTGTGATGGCTTTTGAAAAGTCTGCAATGTATGAAAGATCCGAAGGTATAGAAGCCATTGATGGTGTTGGTCTTGTCGTATCCTCGGCCGCGCTTGTGCCGGTAGGTCTTGGAGTAATAAAGCCGGCAAAAGCCGCATCATTTGCTTCTTTGGTTGCGGCGGTTACTTTGCCAAGATCTGCAATTCTTTTGGCATAGTGCGCCGTGTAAAGATTGTTCAATTCTGCCAAAGCATTCATTTGCTTGGTGACATCATCTTCTTGGAGTGCAATCAAAGCATTGACTCGGGTCTTATCTTCATCAGATAACTTGCGCGTCAAGGCTACTTGCAAGCCGATGGCATCTGTGTCAAATTGCTTTGCCAATTGCTTGCGCAAAAATTCATCTCTTTGGCTTTTGGCTTTTTCCAATGCCGCAAGTTTTTCTTGCTTAGCACGATCGGCGGCGGCTTTGGCGGCGGCTCTTTGCTTTGCTTCTTCGGCCTTTAACCCTTTGACAAAATCATCAAGTGCTTTTTTGCGATCGACTTCGGCTTGCCTTTCCGCATTGCGTGCCGATGTAACTTGTCGAAGATTGCTTAATTCTATTGATGCGGCCGTTTGAGCGGCTTCACCTGCGTCTCTTAAAGCTTTAATATATCTACCAACAATCGGGATCAATTCATATGCATACAAATCAATTTGAATGCCTAAAAGCTTATTTGTTTTGGTTACAAATTTATTTGTGGTCGCGCCAAGCTCGCCAATGCCTGTAATGATCTTGCTCAATTCGGCGGCAAAGCCATCCATCTTTTTGGTTGCGCCTTCGATGCCACCTTCACTTGAAGCAAATTTAGTGAATGATTCAATGAGTGCGCCGCCAATGACCTCACTTGCTTCATCGGCGGCTACTTTTAATCTTGCAATTTTGCCTTCGACGGTATCGGCTTCGGCCGCGGCAAAGCCGGCAAAATTGCGGCGAAGCTCACCAAAAATTTTGTTGAAGTCCTTTGTCGCAAGTATGTCTTTGTCAAGCCCGACACCTAATTTTTGCAACGATACAAAATTACCATCTACCGCTTTGGAGACCGCATTTGCAACGCTTCCCAAATCTTTTTGTGTCGCTTTTGCGATATTGACCGAAATGTCAAGAAGATCAAAAGCCGTTGTGACTTCACCCGTACTTCTTACGATGCGAGATAAGGCCGGCCTAAGCTGATCATCCGACACGCCCGTCAAGCGTTGCATCTTGTCAATTTGGCTTTCGGCCGCGGTCACTACCGCTTCGGATGCACCGGCAGAATTTTTAAGTGAGAGCGAAAGAATCCTTTGTGCTTTTTCATCGGCGAGCGCATTCTTGACCGAGACTTGCGCGAACTTAATCGATGCCGCTGAAAGAGCCGCATATGCCGCAATTCCGGTCTTGGAGATTGCACCAAGCACACCGCCAAATTTTTCGGTGGACTTTGTTGCGCTCTTGATTCCCTTGTCATTTAATTTGGTAATAAATTGGACTACGACATCGCGAGTTAGAGCCATTTAATCACCGCGCCTAACGAAGGCAAAAAGTTTTTTGTCAAGCACATCTTGAATTTCATCTTGCACTTTGTCTCCGTGAATCCGTGCGGCCTTGTAGATCAAGCGTGGGCGATGACCGTGATCACCCTTTTTGGTAATGCCACGCCGAAAATCATCGGGCGCATTTGGATTTCTCGATTTCATATCTGCACCTTTGCGAGGTGTATCGGGCTCGGCTAATTCATAAATAATTCCGGGCACCGATTTATTGCTCAAAGCAATGGCATTGACTTTATTTAAGCCGCCGCCGGGAGCTCTTTCTTGGCTTGATTTGGATGTCGATATCTTTATGCCTTTGCGCATCTTTGCCGAATCCCATACCCATCGCACATTTGAAGCACGGCCGCGGTGTATTGTGTCATCGACCCATCGCGAGCTTGTATAGGTAGGCTCAACGGTGCGCCATCCACTCAAGGCAGGATCACCCGGCACAAAGCCGCGAGCGGTGCGTTGCACCGGCCGGATGACACGCTTTAGAGATTTAAGAAAATCTTTTTGAAGATCCGGGCTCAAAGTTTTAAGGTCTTTCAATAGTTGCTTGTAATCGGGCACAAAGATCGCCTTGTCTGCCACTATCTTCTCCTAACTCTTGGAGCCTTTTTCACTTGCATACGCTCTCGCAATATATTTTTAATTGAAGAATATATCGCCGGATCACATTCAAGAAGTGCATTTGGTGCGATGCCGGTCAAGACCGACACGGTAGCTATTTCGTAGAGCTCACCGTGCCGGTCAATCCATTTTTTGCGTTCGCATCAAAATTCACATCCTCGATTGTCTCGAGCCACTTATCAAAATCCAATGGAGTTTCACCTTTGGCTTTTGCTAAGAAGTGAGCAACCCAATAGAGATCACTCTCTCTTTGCTCCTCGGCAATACGCTTGACAAATCCACATTGAAAGTTTGACTCAAATGCCGCTTTTGATGCGGCCGAGATGTCATACTTTTTTGCGGAGCCGTCAAGATAGATCACTTCAACTTGCCACATATAGATCCCTTCCTTCTTTTTTGTGGATTAGCTTGTTGCCTTGGTCAATGCCGTCACCGGAAAAGTGACCGATGCCGTGCTTGGAGAATCTGGCGTGGCCGAAATCGGTTGCCAAGACCCTATATAGCATGACATGGAATAAGACGGATTGCTCGCGGTGACCGTGCCGGTGACCGGGATCAATTTGATATTTAATTTTGTGCCAAGTGCATTTTCAAAAAGTGCGTTCACACTTGTTGCGCCATCAAAATCATTGAAGAGCTCAAGAGACAAAGAACTCGCCTCAAGGCCGCCAATGTAATTTCGTGAAGTGTTGGTCATGCTTGTAATTTCGACGGCTTCAACTTCTCGATTGAGTGCCACCGATGAGACAAAAGTAGAAATCGTGGTCGTGCCAACTATGACGGCGACCTGATTTCCCATGAATATGGCCATATTTTTCCTTTCGTTAGCCGATCACTTCAACTTGATATCGATATGCAAGCATATCGGCACCAGCATTTGTAATCGTTCCTGCGGTCGCGGTCGTGACTCGCAAGGTTGAACATGCTCCGCCTAGTGTTTTGTCTGCTTCGATCGCGGCTTTTATCGAAGAAGAACCCGATCCGGCCAAATACCCATCGAGCTTGTTTTGCCCTGCTCGCTCACTCATCCGGCCGACGATGAGCAAGATTTCAATTTCGGCCGTGTCTAATCCACGCGCCATTGAAGTATCAAAAACCAAATCCAATTGTCCTACTACGGCCGCCGGCAATGGCACCGAATCCGGGATGATGTCAAAGCATCGAAGGCCGGTGATCGTGGTCAAATTTGTTTTGAGACCATTGCGCACATTTGAAGGCACCATGCTCATGCCAAGGTCTCCCTCTTGTAAGCCCTGACCATGGCGGTGATATCTCGACCCAATGGGCTCATTCTTATTGCACCAAGATCACCAAGGCCAAGCACACCGCCGGGAGAGTCTTTGCGCTTGTAAAGATCGGCGGTCAAGATAAGACAAGCTGTTTCAATGTCATCGGGTACGGCCGGCCATCCCCATTTGGCGGTCACTTCAATGCCGGGTCTCAAGCCATTTGAAAAGAGACCGGGAAAGATTGGGAAAGTGTTGATATTGGAGACAATTGTGATTTGTGTAAAAGGTCGATTTAAGGATGGCGCGGTTAGCGGATCCATCACATAATCGGAGTCTAAAGTGAATGTGGTCTCAAATACCCCATCACCATCTTCATCAACTTTGACAATCAATCCACTTGTGCCAGAGATGTCATCGGTGAAAAGAAATATCGGAGAAGATGCGCGATATTTTCTTGCGCTCGCCGCGGCATCGATATAGAAGCGACGATTGGCAATGCGGTCAATTGATCGTGAAGCTGATTCGATTAAAGATTCTAAAAGAGTGTCATCTACTGAGTCAATGATTGACAGAAATGTTTTTGCTTGTGCAAGTGTTGCGTATCCGTTAGTTATGGCCATGATCAATCCTTTCGTGTATCAAATCAAAAAGGGGCTCAATTTGCATTTGATAATTTTTTTGGGTTGCGCATGTGTCGATGCGTGTGATGCTCCGTATCACATTCAACTTCATCATCGCCTCGCAATTCAAAAAGATTGATCATGGGTTTTAGCGATGAGAGCTCATCCGGAAGGGTGACAAGCTCTCATCAATCAAGTGAGCTTAGAAGCTCGGTGTCGCCAATCCGGTGCCATTGATTGCGGCAATTGCGCCCGGGTAACGAAGTGAGGTAAATGCGGAATATCCAAAGAGCACGATATTGATGGCAACCTTGCCAGCCGGCTCTTCAAATTTCACATAGGTAGGAGCTTCTTCCCATAGGTGGCACTCATTCAAATCAACGACATAAATCGAATCTTGATTTGTACCTGCTCCGAGATTTGTGGCCACATTCGCATCGGTGATGATTGGCAAGCCAAGAAGTGAATATCCTGAGTTTCCGTATGACGGCAACCCGGTACCCACACCCATTGCATTTTGTGGATTGTTAGCGGTTGGAACTACCAATGGGCGATTGCTTCCATCAAGGCCAGCCAAGAAGAATCCAAGACGGCGAGGATGCATGATAATCGCATTTGGTGATGCGTAAATTGTTGATTGAACTGATTGGATGGCATCGGCAATCTTAGGGAAAACGCCGGCAACCGTACCCGTGGTCGCGGTGTAGGTTATCAAGATGCCGGTGGTCATTCCTGCAAGTCCTAATGGTTGGCCATTTGCGCCGGTGCCATTAAGTAAAGAATTGTCGAGCTTTGTATTGTAGGCGCGAATCAAATCACCCAATACGATGTTTTCGATGTTATATCCACGCATCAAAGCTTGCTTGGATACTGAGTTTTGACCGGCTATGGTATTAATTGACACGGTTAATGTAGTGTCATCGGGATCTTGTGTGACGGCGGCTGTGTTTTGTGAAGTCTGGTAAGCCACATCCGTGCCTGTTGTGATGCGAGAGATGACCACACTCATGCCCTGCTGAGGCATTGTGTGCTTGCGTGCGGCATCGGCAAAAGGTCGGCCAGCGCGTGCAAGCGGTGCATATAGATCGACAAGGTATTGAGGTACGACTAGACCATCAAAGGATGATGTTGAAGCCGCACGCATCTCAACTGACATCTCATTTTGATGGCGTTGAATGCGCTCGCGTGCTTCGTAATCGTTACCAAATTGAGCTTTCATTGCATCACTTATGAAAGTGCCGGCGGTGCGCTCGGAATATGTCAATTCTTCTTTGATGACATAAGCCGGAGAAGCTGATCTTTTTTCGCTCTTTGGCGCGGTTGCATCTACCTTTGCGGCTAGATCGGCGGCCTTAGAATTGCGCAATTCGATGTCAGAAATCTGTTCAATTCTTTCATCAAGTTTTTTGATTTCGGTGTTTAACGCTTCGACATTGACAAGCTCGACCTCGGTAAGATCGCGCACTTCTTCGGCGGCGCGTTCTACGATTGACTCGATCATCGATGTCTTGCTCTCACGCTTTTCACGCAATGAGCCAAGAAATGCATTTGACATATTGATCTCCTATTTTTTTCGATGGGTGTTGGATAGCGAAAAGGTGTCGATCGCCATCCGAAGCGAGGTGTCGCATTTGCGAGGTGTCGCATCTAGGGTCGAGGTGTTTTACGACTCGCCCAGATTATATCGCACACTTTTGATTTTTTCTAAAATGTCGAGTGCTTTTTTCTTGCGTGTTTCAATCATCACCCATGCATTGCAATAGTAATTTGCAACGACTTGATCATCCCATTTTGTGCAATAGTTTTCTTCAAAGAAAATGCAATTGCCACAATTTCTGCCATCGGGCACATCTTCACTTGATGCCGGCCGATAATTTTCCGGCAATGCCCGGGTATCACGATTTTGATCCGCAATGTTTTGTGCCCATCTTTGACCGGGATCACCGCCCCAAAGAGCCCACGCAATGCGACCGTTTGAAGGATAACCATCTTCACCCGGTGAAAATCCTTCGGCTTGCTTGTCCACTTCATGCCTTGCAAAGAAGGAGACCATGCGATTTATTGTGTCAAGCGGTAATTGCTTGCCGTTACTTATATCGCGAGCTCTTGCGATACCGATCTCGGTGCCACCTCGCCCAAATTCGCTTCGCCAATCCAATCCTCTTTGTGCTTCTTCTTTCATCTCTTGCGTTGGTGCATAACTTTCGGCACGCCGGCCAAATTCTGAGATGTTGATTGCGGTCAATTGATCTTCGGCTTGTGCTTGCGTGCGATGGCATCCCATGAGCTCTTGTGTGCCTTCTTTCACTACGGCAAAGCCGGAGCACTCGGGATGGTCGGTTGAAATTAAGTAAGGCATCTAAGCCTTCAATTTTGCCAAAATATCCCGGGCTTGATCCAAGCGCGGTGAATCCACATCGGTCGATTGGCGCATTCCGGTCACCGAAGCAAGATCGCCGTATGCTCCAAAAGTGACAAGTGAGACTTCGGCCAAATGTGCTTTCAATCGCTCGACTACGCCATCGGCACGCTTACGATTTTTTAATGGCATGAACCCAATTGAGAGCTGATCGAGGGCACCGTCGCGCACAAGCTCAAGCACTTCGTCTCCGGCTTTTGTGTTGGAGATTCTAAATTCACCATATAAGCCCTTGTCGGTCTCTCGAAGTAAAGTAGCCCGGCCAAGTGGGAAAGCGTTTGCATCATGCCCACGAAGTAATTTCACACGGAAAGCGGCTTTGACCACATCGGCAAAAGCACCTTTGCGAAAGACCTCGGTCAATCCCGGAGCGACTCTTTGCTCGACATCATAAGGCACCGCGATTCCGGTAATCGTGCGACCATCACCATCGGCACGATATTCAAGCTCGGCAATAAAGCTCCGATTTTCAACTTTGGAATCATTCGATATTGACATCGGGTTCTCCTTCGGTATCGATTTCATTCATATCCGGTGAATCAATTTCTTCAATATCTTCATCTTCATCAATAGGGTCTCTTTGCTCCATTGCACGCACTTCATCAACGGTCAAGAAGCCATTTTGAATTGCAAGCGCATGAGCTTCATATCGGCTTTTTGTATCGGTGCGAAGTAGCGAGTCATAGTTAAATTTTGCATTTTGACCGCGCACCAAAAGATCCGAAAGTGCTTCTTCAATTCTTTGTGCAATTGGTTGAATTGACCATCTAACCAATTGTAAATTTTCCTGCTCAACATTTGAATATGTCCTTGACGAGTTAGGACTTCCAAGATAATAGGCCGGCAGCCCGAGGATGTTTGCGGCGGTGGTCAAATCATTGACTTGCGATTCAAGCAATTGCGATTCTTGCGCGTTATTGCTTAGCACTTGAAATTCGGTTGATGCGTTCATAACTACCGGCGCACGATTACGGCCGGCATACATTGACATCCAAGAAGATTTCATTGCATCGGCTTCTTCTTGTGTAAGATCCGGATTTGCAGATTTGAGCACGGCGGTAGGTATTACACCGCCATCAAAATATCTTGCGGCATATTCATTGATTGCAATTGATTTCCCAATCGCTTGCTTTTGTGCGCCAAGTATGCCAATGCCAACAACTGACCCAGGCACCGAGAAATTCTTGATGTGTAAAATTTCGCTTTGATCATAAGTGCGATCGTCAATCTTGTAAATCATTCGGCCATTCTCGCGAGATACATGCACACGATCGGGCGCAACAGGATAAAAATTATCGGGCAAGCCATTGATACCGGGTTCACCAAGTACGGCGATATAGTTTCCGTGAATAAGTAAAGCCGCGGCCATTGCTGAAATTGTTTCCATCCGGGTCTCCGGTGGATTTGGTCGAATTAAGATTTGCGGTGTTGGTTTTACAAGCTTGCCATTGCGATATGAGTGAAGTGGCAAAGCCCCAATTGCATCGGCAATGAGTGTGATACCGCGCCAAATTGCCGGTACACCAAGAGCGGTCTGCTCATCTACAAATGTGCCAGACCATGAACCCTCATAAAATCTGCCGACTCGACCAAGTGAATCAACAAATCCGGAATTTGTATATACCGTCGAAGGTTGAATTTGTCTTTTAAGTATTTTTCCAAGCATCATTCACTCCGTTCAACGGCGAGACCAAATAGCAAAAGCACGGAGCCCGTGAATAATACCGCACCAATGATTGAAAATGTTGCAATTGCGCCGGCAAGTGTTACACATCCGACGATTTGCAAAATTGTGGCAATGTGATTTTTTTTCAAAATACTCGACTCCTCACGATAGGTTTTTCTTCTGGTGTATTTGTCACGCCATACCGTGCAAGTGTCACGGCAACCAATGGAGTGATATTTGATGCATTGCGACGATTCCAAGCCCACGCATCGCCAAGCGGTCTTTTGCTTGCTTCGGTTATTGCCGCACGCAAAAGAGGATCATCAAGATGGCAAATGGTTCGCGCATTGACCGCATCATAAAATGATCCGCACGCTTTGCCGTAGTCTCGCATTGATACCGTAATCACTTTGATACCAGCATTCTCAAGCTCTCCGATCAAAGAGCCGGCCGGTGAGCCGCCATCTATGATCACGGGTGCTTTCCATTTTTTTGCTATCTCAATCAATCGCGGCAAAAGCCATTGAGTGCCATCTCTTGCATCTACTACTTCAACCGGAGTCAATCCGCGCACAAGTGCCGAAGCACCAATTGCGGCTTTATGTCTTTCGACCGAAATGTCCACCGAAAGCATCATGCGCTCGCCGATAGTTATATCGGTGCGCACAAGTGAATCCCAAAGATCGGGTGAGACTACCTGCACCGCTTCGCGAGCTGGCCAGACATTCAACCATTCTCGAGTAAATATCTCCGGGCTATTGGTATTTGCCGCTTCACGCACCGCTCGGATCTTGACTCCAAATTCTAAATCCAAAGATGGAATTGCTTGATACCAGACTTCTTCATCCATGTAATCAAATTCATCGACCAATGGAGACCACTCGAACCATGCAAGATCACTAGATGGGTCTTGCAAATGTGCATGACCTAGATTGCGGTAATGCATCAAGAGCTCGGATTGAATCGGATGGCCGGCATTTGAGACGATCCACAATTGACCATTTTCTTTTGTGCCGAGAGTAGGTTGCAAAGCTGAGATCAATTCAAGTTTGTGAGTCAAAGCTTCATCGATCACGACCAGATCCAAAGATGTACCGCGACCGCCTTTGGATGCGTTTGGTGTAATGATTCCGTAGCTTGATCCATTTGTAAAAAAGATTTTTTCGGAGCCATTGACGCGGGAGACTCTTTTGATCTTTTTGCGAAGTCTTGGAGCGGATTCAAGGATCTCGACATGTTCTTCCCATTTGGCTCTTGCCATATTCCGATCTTGTGCGGTGTAGGCAATATGGTGCCCGGGTTTCATTGCTTCCATTGCAATGCGAGCCGAGATCAATTTCGATTTTCCGTTTTGGCGGCCTACTTGCGTGCATACGGTGCGATATCGATATCGGCCATCTTGCTTCTCAAGAGATACATCGGCCACATGAGCTTGCCAAGGAAAGAGCTCAAATCCCATCAATCGGGCAACACGACGCAAGACTTCGCCATCGGTTTGACTTGCCGGGTCGCGATCGGTTCCCCATCGCGGCGCAATATGTGCTCGGTGATCTAGTTCAAGCTCTCCCATATATCATCCTCATCTTCGATCACCCCAACTTGCTCCCATGTTGCACGGATCTCTCGAGCTATCGATGGCACGGTATGCATGCCTTTGCCGGTTGCTTCAATTTGATCCCATGCCCGTGCAAGCCCTAGCAAAGACTCCTTGATTGATGATTGAATATGTCCATGCTCCTTGATGGATTCAAGCATCGCTTTGGAATGACGATGCGGCCGCTCGCTTTTCCGAGTCGGTTTTTTTGCGCTACCAATGGCGCGAAGTTTTGTGGGTTCGCCTTGCGCGATTGCCATAGGTTGCTCCTCTCGATGCGTTACATTTGGCACATGATGGCCAAAGATTACCGCTCCATTGCTCCGGATGTGCAAATGAAGCTATTGGTGGATCGTGGTCAATTTGGGTTGCGTAGGCTAAATGGCACCAATGGCACATCGGAGAAGAAGCGAGTATTGCCTTTCTTATTTTTTTGTAATTTGAATCGTATTTTCGAGAATGCACATTTTTCTCAAATAGCTTTTTCATTTTTGTTTTTTTCTTTTGGTTTTTCCACAAGCGGGGGAGAGAGAAAAAGCGCGAGCCCGGCGTA